CGTCATGCAGGTCTGTGGCGGGATGCTTATGCACACCATCATTGAACACACTGCCAACAATGCGGTAATACTGATCGTTCTGCAACTCGCAATCTTCTTGCAGTTCGCCGCCTACAATATGAAACTTGCCAACGTATTTCGTTGTGTTGTACGTGAAATAGTTCTTGATTTCACTACAGATTTCACTAAGCATTTTTTATCACCTCATAAATCTTTGCCTTTTCCATTAATACCATTATCAGCCGTACAACCAAGCAATAATGCTTTAGTCATACGGCTGATGTTGGTAGGAGAGGCATTACTAGATGAGCCTATCAGCCTTCGCCGCCTTCGCCGCCTTCTTCGGTATCATCGGAAATTTCGCCGATGACAACGCCATCTGCGTACTCGACAAGGAACTGGATGCCGCTCATAACAAGAGATTCGATCTGCGCTCTTTCCTCATTGGCGTAGCCGCTCTTGATGCCGACATAACCAGTTTCATCAGCGGTAAGGTCGAATGCGTTTGCAACATCGCCGTTCATGGTCAGGTAGTAAAGGATGATGTTATCCTTGGCAGTGGAAATGACCGTTCCCTCTGCTACACGGCTGTTCATGATAACCGTACCCATGCCAAGGAAATCTTCAACGTAATTCATGCCAAACGCGGTCTGCATGGTGATGTTAGCCGCGCCAAGGTACGGTGCGATGGTCTTAGGATTGATAAAATATACGGTGCTGACAGCATCATCTTCAAACAGAACCTGAAGATTTGCCCACGAATTTGCAATAACCTGCTGAAGATTCGTGCCAGTTACATCAGTGCCGTTGATACCCGAAAGGAATGTGAAGAAATCACCTCTGATGCCTTTCTGAACATCGTTCAGAAGTTTCTTATCGGTCTGTGTGACGGCTTCTTCATAGCCGCTCTTTTTGATCGCTTCTGCGGTGGTTGCCTTTCTCCACTTCTTGAGAGTGATTTCACCAACAGCGTCCTTGGTTCTCTCATACTGAGACAGCGGGATGATTTCGCCCTCGGGAACAACACCGTTATGAAGTGTACCAGTAGTCTTGTAGACATACATGGTGGTACCCTCCATCATCGGGATCTTGCGGGTTACTCCAAGTGCCTCCATCAGTTTCGGCAGAATGTTGCCGCCGAACTGCTCCACGAAATCAACTTCTCTAACTTTTCTCATCTGTGCCGCTTTGATCAGATTGGTTTCTGCCGCGTTTGTTACATTAATAGGGTCTGCCATGTTAATTCCTCCTAGAATCCGAATAACTCATGGTTTTCCGCTATCGCCTTTTGTCTTTCGGCGGAATCGGTAATTGCCATGATTTCTTTTTTGCTACTGTATTTCTTTCCACCAGTGTTCGCAGGTGGATTTGACACATTCGCACCGACACTATGTTCGGTTACGATAAAGTCTGCCCACTCGTCTTTAATCGCCTTTTTAACATCGTCAGCCTTTTTAACGGTGCCATCGTCATCTAATTCTAAATTGTTAGTATCAGTGACCCTCATTACGGCATCGATGCGCTTGTCAGATATTCCAACCTCTTTGAGCAACGCGCGGTAGGCGGCATCCTTTTTCGCCTTTGTCTTTTCCGCTGATACATCTGATTTGAACTGGTCAAATTCTTCCTTAAGCGCATCGTACTTTACCTTGTACGGGTCATGACCGTTTTTCTCGGTTGCTTTCTTTAAGTCATCCAGTTCCTTTTGGACGGTCGGCAACTGTTCAGCGTCTTTTTTGTACTTGTCGCGTTCCTCTTTAAGCGCGTCTGTGACTTCAACGTGTGCGTTGATGATCTCATCAACTTTGTCTGCGTCAATTCCCATTGCAGACAGAAACTTTCTTGTAAGTGCCATTAATTTCCTCCTGTTCTTCGGTGGGTTTTCCACGCTACTTTGTGGCATATAAAAAACGGCTTTGCCTCGCCGTTGTTAACCTTTTAAAAACTCTTTTAATATTTCTTTGTATTCGGGCAGATGGTCACCGACCGCAGACCGCAGAAAGTTGTTTGCTTTCATTTTCCGCGTTCCGAATTCAACGTATATCGCATATTCCACGTTTGTGCCAATTTCCACTTGCTCATCATGCACCTGATAAGAGATGCTACCAACTAATCTGCCCGTGTCGATACGCCTAGGTGTCTGCCCTAAATGTACGGTGGCATAGCCTTGCGCGATACTGCCGCATTCACCTAGTGCCGTCCGTACTTTGCGGTCTTTTTCCATCTTTACTTCTGCGATGTGGTCTATAACATTGATTTTCATTAGTAAACCACGCCCTTTTCACTTTCCATCGTTGGCACGTTCTCATCTGTTTCCACTTCACCCCAACGATCGAAAAAGTAAGAACGCAATACGTTGATGTAGTTCAATATATCGTCTTTTTCGGGGTAGAACGTGCCGCCTACTGGGTGGCGCATCTCTATATGTACTTCTATTTCGGTCTGTAATACTATATCGGTCTTTCCGTTAAACTTCCATGCACCGTTATCGTATGTAACCGTCATAGACTTTCCGTTTTTTCTGCCGTTTGCCTTTATCATATCAGTACCTATAAGAGTGCAAGTATACCGTAAATCCACCTCTGCATATCAGGGTCTTTTGCTAGTTTGTACGGATTCATGTAGGCATATTCAAACCCCATCGAAATAAGTTCGTATGCCGTACCCTTATAATCTTTACCCATGTAAGGTTCTACAAACTTGTCTCTCCTTGTCAACTCGTCTCTGCCGTAGCCTCTGCCTAACCACATAAGGTCTTCACCTTTTGTACGGCGGTCATAAAACGCAGATTCCGCTTTCAAGATGTGCGGCATAACGTGTTCAAACCTATGACCCAATTCGTGAATAGCGGTTTCAAAATAACCTGCATCGTCAAATCCGCTTATCATTATTTCTTTGCGCATATGCGAATAATATCCGCGGGATACCTTTCCAGTTTTTAATTTACTGAACGCAACCGACTTATTGACCCAATCGGTAGGATAACAATCATACGCCTTTTCCAGTACCTTGCGCATCTGTGACCGTGAATTATTGAAATGTGCTTTTATATCATTGGTGCCAACGCCCATCGGTCTTATTTCACTTAATATGCCTTTCAGTGTGTATGCGTTCTTATCATCGCCACTCATGCGGCGTTCTACATCAAACACCTTAAGGTGCGCTTTCCTATATGCCTCGCCGTTTCTGACATCCACCATTTTGTCAAAGGTCTTTGATATATCTTCCGCAAGTTCTTTCTTCGTGGCATATCCAAGTGCTTTTACTTCTTTATCGCTACCGAATATGAAAATCTTATGAAGTTCTTCATGCTTATCTTGTAGCCGCTTCAATTCGTCTTCATACGGCTTAAACGCCTTTACAGCATCTTCATATTCCTTTTGTAGCGGCTTCAATGTGGCGTTGACCTCTTTTGCGACCTCCTCACCGACCGCCAAAATCGTTTCTTCTTGTGGTAGTCCTTTCGCCTTGATCGCTTCTATTCTGTTCTTCAGCGAATCACTCGGTGCTTCTGCCTCCTCTTTCTTGCCGTTCTTCCATTCCTCATAATCTCCGATTACGGATTTATCGCGAACGTCTATATTGACTTCATGCCCGTTGATAACGGAAATGGTAGTACAACGGCAGTTGTAGACTAGACGCGGCAACCCTTTGGGGTCTGCGGGAAAGTCCAACTTGTATCCGTCCACCTCAAACGGTTCGCCGATTTCCCGTATCTGCCCATCTATCATCCTATGCTCGTGCCGTGTGCGGTTGTCCAGTGTGGCAAGCCATTGTTTTTTAATGTCCACACCGTTACTTTGCAGGTCTTTATACCCTTGCAACCTGCCCGCGTTCTCTGCTCCCGTAACGGCTGTTCTTGCCGTACGCATTGCCGCAACCATGATGCGTCTTTGCACGGCTTTTGCGACCTGCTGTGCGGTCATCCGATTGGCATTCTTGATGCTTTCGACCGTAATGCCCTTGGAAACCTCACCGTGCATCCGCTTTGCAATGTTCTGCATGGATTCGCCTTGCAAGATGCCTTGTGTGACCGCTGATGTAATAACCCTTTGATTCCACTTGCGGTCTTTTGCAATCTTGACACGCGGTTTTGGTAGCAACTGCGGGTTATCCTTTATGAGTCTGTTAACAGCGTTTTGATTGTATAGCGTAAAGGCGTAGTTTTCGCCCGTAACCATTTCTGCGGCGTACATGATGTAGTTTGCGTTCTCTGCGAAAACATCGCTTAAATCGGCATTCAGAGCCTTTAAAGCCATGATGTTGGCATCGGTGTAAGACTTTGCAAGGTCTGCCGCAAGCGTTTCCATCTGTTCGCCTACAAGTATCTGTTGCGCCCTCCACGCCTGATACTGTTTGCTTGTTATTTTGCCGTTGGACAACTTTGTAAGCATCGCCGCATCTTTGGCGGCAAGGCTGTTCAAGTATATCTCCAACTTTTCATACATCTCGTCTGCCGCTTGCCGATAGATTTTGCGAAACTTCCGTTCTAGTTTCTTCAATTCCTCATCCGTGTAAGCGTGCGCGATGTCCATAGTTATTCTCCGTTGTTAAGGTCGGCGCGGTCTAACTCGTCTGCATCCATCCTAGCGATAATCTCATCTGCCTGATCTGTGTCACCAAGGATAGAAAGAATCTTTCTAGTAACGTAATCATCTCCAAGGTAACTAGCCGCCTGAATGACCGTTGTGATTTCCTCGGACGCATTAATCATGGTCGAACGTGTAAAGGTCGGCTCATCATCTATGCCTACGATTGCAAAAAGACCATCGATAAAATCATGGATGCAGTATTCGTACTCATCCGCTTTACTGTTCATAGGCTCATAAGCCGCCTTGATTTGCGTAGCCGTTACCGCACCGCCCGCGATTTCCTTGATGTCAAGTGCCATATAGTCTTCATAAAGGTCTTTACGAAGACGGTCTAACAGCGTTTCCCTTGCATCAAACGGTGCCTCGATCGTATGGCTTTCCGCTTTGACCTCATCGTCAAGGTTTACGGCGCGAACCGTTTTCATCCGTTCGACAAACTGCGCCAAGTCTGTATCATCCATGCCGCCCGCATTAGTGATAGTCCAGTAAACAAGGCTTGCCTCATCTACCGTGTTGCAGAATCCCGATTTGATAAGGTCATATGCGTCTATCTGTTCCCTGATTCCTACGATTTCTGATTGCTTCTGCGGGTTTGCCCACAGCGGCACGATTGGAAACGCAGGGTAGTTCTCTAAGTTGTAGATTTCTGTGCCGTCTGCCTCGGATGTTCGTACACTCTGAATGTAGGTGCGCTTTTCGTGAACTACGGAACCTTTGCCGTCCTTTAACATGTAGTCGGTGTATCCGTTTTCCTCATATAGCGTGTACCGTATAGGCTTTTTGGCATCAATCTGCCAAAACCTTACGCCGCCACGCAACGCCCCGTTTTCCTCGTCATAGATCGGTGCGAACTCTAACACAGAAAACACGTCCATGTGGTCTAGATTCCAAAAACCGAATGAAACACCGCCAACAATGGCGGCGTGTCCTAACTTCTGAAGTTGTATATCGAAATCATCGCCCAACTTTTCAGCGGTGTCCTCATTCTGCCACTGTACACCGTTTCCAAGTAGGAACTGATTCTGCTGAAGCGCAAACCTATGGAAGAAATTGCTTGCCAGTTTGTAATTGGCACTCCAGTTGTCAGGCACAGCACTACCCGATACGGTGTACAAAAGTTTCTGATACGCCACAATCGTTGTATTGCGGTGGCGGTCATAGTCATTTGCTATTGCGGCGGTCTTATACAGATCGCTTGCTTTATGTTCGCGCACGATGGTCGAACAGAATTCAATTCTGTCCTGATCCGATGCGTTTGCAATATTTAAAAGGTCTTGATACGTGTGCATTATTTTCCCCCTAAAGCAGTATTCCGTTGTAACGCGATTTTTCACGCATTACATGCTTTGTTTTGACGAAATAGCGCATAGCATCCATAGCGTGGTCATTGACCTTTAAAGGCACGTCATCGCCCTTTGTGTCATCCCACACATACCCTTGAATTTCCTTTATCAAATTAGGCGTTCTTGCGCTTATCTTGATTTTTCCCCTTTTCATCGCCGTTGCTGTTTCCCTGATTCCATCCGCAACCGCGTTATCCGCTTTCCTTACTTTGTATCTGCCCCGCTTTTTCAGCATCGCAATAAATGATGCCGCAGACGGGTCTATTATTGTTTCCAACTTATCTGCTATCTTTTCATTGTCAAACAGATAGGCGGTAAACTTGTCTAGGTCATCCGCATACACGGAATCATCTTTGTCTGCCCCACTGTCTCTGCCCGAATAGTAGTATTCATCAATGGCATACCATATACCATCGTTGTAACCCCACAGAATCGCCGCAAATGCGTTTCTTGTGCCATAGTCGATAGATAACACATATTCTTTGTATTCTTGCGGCAAATCGTCTGTTTTCGCCTCCTCCCACATGGGATATATCAGACCCTCTGCCATTGCCCATTCGCCAAGGATGTATCTGCGGTAGTAGACCGTTCCCTCATACTCTTTGCAGATGTTTTCCACGTAATCTTTGGGTAGGAATGGGTTGTCGAATATGGTGTACTTCTGAACGTACGAATCTATGTCTGTCCGATCTATAAACCCTTTTAGCCAGTGCGTGGGATATTCGGGGTTGCAAGCACCATCAAAGCAACTGTATGGCTTGTCCAATCTTGATTGAAGCATGACAAACACTTCTTTGTGCCACTTTGCAATCTCATCGCCGTAGCAATATTTGATGGATGAACCTTGAATCTTTGCTACTTGCGATACCTTTTCGGCACCTAAACAGTAGACATCTTCACCGCATATCCTTGCAATGTTTCTGCCGTTTATCGTTCCGATAAGCCTATCGGTGTATCTTTCCCGCATGGGTTGCAAGACGTTTCGTTCTATCGTTTCCCTTGATACACCCAGGATGACCGAAAGCCCGTCTTTCCCTCTTACCTGACGCAAGCGGTAAGGAATCATAAAATCTACATCAACGTATGATTTCCCGCTACGCACAGCACCCACTTTCAAATTCCATCTGTGGTCTGCATTCCTGATAAACTCATTCTGTTTCGGTGATAGCATTGTTCTTCACCTCTGCCAGTATGTTATCCAATTTATTAAGTGCGGTGTTATCTTCATACTCGATGTGGTCACGCTGTCCAAGGTAGTTCTTGCCTAGAAAAATAGCCATTGCCGCAGACTTCTTAGATAGATGCAACTGGTTTCGTCTAAGTGCAATCTTGAACTGCATTCCACCGTTATTTTTAAAGTACTCGGCAAAAGTCATGCCGTATGTCCGCTTGCACCATCTCGTTATCGTGTCGATGCTTATCGGCTTTCCATTTGCATCCCTAAACCACCAACATATTTCTTCTTGTGTGCATCCTAAACCGCACAAATCCTCAAATTGCTTCTTGTCTATCTCGATCTGCGGTCTTCCCATCTTTGCCACGTTATCACCTCAGTTCTTCGGGTGTTATTCTATTAGTTCTGCCTTTTCTCCCGTAAAATTCTCCCATCTTTCTATGATTACATCGCAATATACTGGGTCAAGTTCTGCCATGTAACACTTTCTGTTTAACTGTTCACAGGCTATTAGTGTGCTACCCGAACCACCAAAGACATCAAGTATTATATCGCCCTCATTCGTGAAGTCTCGCAATATCTCACTCAACATCCTTATTGGCTTTTGTGTCGGATGCACTCGCTTTTCGTGTTCACCCTCTCTTATCATTCCGTTCCATAACTGATGATAAATCCTAACAGGTGTATGGAAACTGCACCAAGCCATTTCGCCGTCCGCAAAGTTTCCTGTTGTTTCTTTGTCCCGTATCAACCAACCATCACTCGGAGGGAGGAAATCAAGAAAGTAGTTACCACCCCATAAAATCATCTTATCACATAGTTGTGAATATATATCATAAGCCTGTTTTGCTGTTTCTGTCGTATCATCACCAATAACAGGATTATAATTCCCGCATTTCGCTATATTATCTGCTCCGACTTTTCCTTTATCATTAACGATATTTATACCATAGGGGCTATCAGTAAAAACACAATCAGCCTTTACCCCATCCATAAGCCTATCAATAACCGCAGGATCAGTAGAATCACCGCATATAAGTCGATGTTCACCCAATTTGTACATATCGCCCAATTTTGTTCTAGGCTCTTTCGGTGGTTCGGGCGGTTCATCTTCAATCACATCTGCCGAATTATCACCAAGCGCATCAAATTCAAACCCGAATTCCGACATATCAATGTCTAGCACTTGTGACAGTTCATCATCTAGCAGTTCAAAATCCCAATCTGCGATTTCTGCCACTTTGTTGTCTGCAAGACGGAACGCTTTCACTTGTTCTTCTGTCAAATCGTCAGCCAATATACAAGGCACGGTTTCCATACCAAGTTTTTTTGCGGCTTTGTATCTTGTGTGACCAGTAACGATAACGCCATCAATATCTATGATTATTGGCACTTTAAAACCGAACTCTTTTATGCTGTTCGCCACGTAATCAACCGCAGAATCGTTTTTCCGCGGGTTGTTGGCATATGGCTTTAATTCGCTGATTTTCCTTTCTGAAATCTGCATTTTTAATATTCCCTCTCCGTTCGCCACCTTGCCCGTTCCTTGTAATAATTCAGTATGCCATTTACTGACACGGGCTTCTTTGGCTTTCTCCAAACACCCTCGTTTTTGATGTATATTTCCACTACTGGGCATACACTCACGTCTACTACCTTATCCCCGTTTTGCACTAACTTGTCATGGGTGATATACAAACCGATCCCGTCACCCTTGTGCATATTCAGCAAATCGGTTATAAGCCACCTTTGCCCATCGTTAAAGGTGCCGCGTTCGCTCTTTATCTCTCCGATGATTAAAGTTCTGTCTTTGCACAGATAGAACATGTCTATGTCGGATGGATGGTCATTCCCGTTAAACATTGAGGAAAAATCCATGAATAAGTTGTGGTATTCCCAGTTCTTAATCATTTCTCTGCATGCGAAAACCCCGCCTGATATGACGGGGTTTTCATTGGGTATTTAAGGAGTCCGTAAAATGATGTATCCTAGATGCACCTTAATCTTATATCATCTAATAAATGACATACAATGACATCTTAAAAATTTTCCAGTTCCGCTCCTATTTTTTCAAGTGCGGCGGCATAAAGCCTATGTGTATGCCGCAGAGATTTGTTTATATCTTCTGCTATAGCCTCGATCGTTTCGCCTTGGATAAAATGCAGATACAAGATTCTTGATTGATAACGGTCATGCAGACCCATGATTCGCTCTACTATTTCCCTCCTTTTTTCCGTTGCCCTTGTCCGCACCTCTATACTTTCCATAAGCATATCTGCCGTTTTTATGGCAAGGTTTGCCGTCTTATCTGATATTCCCGATCCGTGCGGCATACCGTCCATCTTTACCGTTATGCTGTCTTTCTGTTCTTCCAGTGCTACGATTTCTTCCGCGATGGTCTTCAGTTCGTTCTCTAGTCTCTTATATTGCCAAAGGTATTTTTTCGCCTTTAACTTTTCATCTTCTCCCATGCTAGACCACCACCTTTGCGTTCGGTTCGCTCTCTACCATATCGTTTTCCGAAAAAACGCCTACGCCTCCCGTTCGCAAACACACGACATTGTAGAACTCTCCGATCTTCGGTGAATTGGTCTTCATATACCATTCAGTTCCACGTTTGAAGCAATCGCCCGCACGCAATTCTCTTAACGGCTTTGTACACCCTTTACTTACTATTTCCACTTCTACCC